ACCATATCAATACAAAGGACTTATAATGGAGCACTTTTATCAGAATATAAATGGCTGGTTTGATTTTACTGATCTGTATTCTATGTTTGTTGATAGAATGACAGATGGATCTAGAATGGTAGAAATAGGTGTTTGGAAGGGTAAAAGTATAAGTTATTTGGGTGTGTTAATTAAAAATAGTAATAAAAATATTAAAATTTATGGAGTTGATACTTGGAGTAAATTAGAAACAGAAAATTATCATACAGATCAGTATTTTAAAGATGATGCGTTATATAAAGAGTTTTTAAAAACTATAGAACCAATATCGGACATAGTTGTTCCATGTAGAGGAAAATCATCAGATATATCTGAAACATTTCCCGATAAATACTTCGATGTTGTTTTCATAGACGCATGCCATGATTACGAATGTATAAATGATGATATAATAAAATGGCTACCAAAAGTAAAACAAAATGGAATTATTTCTGGACATGATATTTCATTTTCTGGAGTTTCGCGCGCGGTCAATCAACACTTTAAACAAATAAATATAAAAGGTAATAGTTGGTGGGTCTATACATGAGTTTACAAAATAAAATTTAATTATGAAATACCTAATAACAGGCGGAAATGGATTCATCGGATCTAACGCCACCAAAACGCTCCTCGACCAAGGCCATGAAGTAGTAGTCATAGACAATCTATCGTCGGATGCACATGACACCTTTCATTACCACGATGGAGCAAAATATTACAACTACGACATACTCGACTATGTGATGTGTTCTGATGTATTTAACTATCACAATCCAGATTATGTTCTTCACTTTGCCGCAGAAGCCAGAATACAGAACTGCATTCAGGATCCCACAAAAGCATATGAAACCAACCTGATTGGAACTTTGAATATGCTCGCATTATGCAAAAAGTATAATGTGAAGAGATTTGTCCTTTCTTCTACTTCTGCAATCTATGGTATGCGTTTTGCACATACTCAAGGTGTTTATTTGAATGAATTAATGCAACCAGATTGCTTGAATTCTTATTCTCTTTCAAAATACGCAGCAGAACAAGCGTGTAAGATGTATTCGAATATGTACAATTTAGATACAGTTTGTTTAAGATATTTTAATGTATATGGACCAAATCAACCAAAGAGGGGTTCTTACGCTCCAGTAATTGGAATATTTTCCAGACAAAAGAAAAATAATGAAGCCATGACTATTGTTGGAGATGGTTCTCAGACCAGAGATTATGTTTATGTTTCTGATGTTGTTGATGCCAACATCAGAGCGTGTTTACATTCCAAACCTTTGAATGGAGAACTCTTTAATGTTGGTTCGGGTAAGAATTATTCCGTTTTAGAACTTGCAAAACTGATGAAAGGAGAGTATACTTTCTTACCAGAGAGGGTAGGTGAAGTAAGACATACTCTCGCTAATATTTCTAAAATAAAACAATACTTTGGCTGGGAACCAACAAAATCTCTGTTAGAGTATATGGAGAATCTTGAATATGATACTTGAAAACGGAGATTTAAATATACAGAATGAAATAGAAACTCTTGTTCTAAAAAAGAGATACACATACATCGACGCAGTTCTGAAATTATGCGAAGATCATTCGTTAGAACCTTCGTATATGGCAAAACATCTGTCCAAACCGATTATAGAAAAACTTCGGGAAGAGGGAGAAAACATCAACCTTCTTCCTAAATCTGCTAGACTTCCCTTCTAAATACTTGACACACACCGTATACGCAGTATACTTAACTCATACATCGTACACATCGTACAAGGAGAAACATATGTCGTTTAAAGATCTTAAGAAAAAGTCACTTGATATTTCCAAACTCACCCAAGAACTAGAAAAGATGAACAAGGGTGGGGCAGAGTCCTACAAGGACGACCGTTTCTGGCGTCCAGAACTCGACAAAGCATCAAACGGATTTGCAGTTATTCGTTTCCTTCCTCCAGTAGAGGGAGAAGAGGTTCCGTGGGTTCGTGTGTTTAATCACGGTTTCAAGGGACCAGGTGGATGGTTCATCGAAAACTGCCCAACAACAGTCGGCAAGAAGTGTCCGATTTGTGAAGCCAACAGCGAACTTTGGAATAGTGGTGTTGAGTCCAACAAGACTCTTGCTTCTGGTCGCAAGCGCAAGTTGTCTTATGTTGCCAACATTATGGTCATGTCTGATCCTAAGCATCCAGAGAACGAAGGAAAGATCTTCCTCTTCAAGTTTGGTAAGAAGATCTTTGACAAGATTATGGAGAAGTTGCAACCCGAAAGCAACGAGTATGATCCTGTCGAACCAGTAAATGTATTTGATTTCTGGCAAGGTGCAAACTTTAAGTTGCGCGTTCGTAGTGTTGCTGGATATGTCAATTACGACAAGTCGGAATTTGATAGTCCATCTGCACTTCTTGATGGTGATGATGCAAAGTTGGAAGCACTTTGGAAGAAGCAACACGCACTCAAGGCGTTTACTGATCCTTCCGAGTTCAAGTCATACGAGGAACTGAAGTCCAAGTTTGAGTCAGTTACTCGTGGCAGTGCGAACACCAAGACGGCGGAAGAGATTGAGCAAATTGAAGCCGCAGAAGAGCAGTTCGGTTCGTTCAAGTCCAAGCCAGCACCAAAGATGCAAGAGAAGAAATCATCATATGAAGATGATGCTGAAGAAGAAGATCCACTGAGTTATTTCCAGAAACTTGCAGAAGAGTGATTATTGGGTATAATGATCTGCAAGAAGAACAGGAGAGGGAAACCTCTCCTGTTTTATTATACCGCTTGTAGTGCTAATTGACTTCTGTTGATCATATCAAGAGACTCTTCTCCTGCACTTGCAGATGATGCTTGGAAGTTTGGAAACCCACCAGACTGTGTGTTGTTTACCAGTGTAACTGGACTAGCCATAGATTGTTGTTGGTTATTGTTAGTCATTACTCCAGCAAGTAAAGAGGCAAAGGAACCATCTTGACTCAAAGAACCAAGTGTATATGGTGTTTGTGTGTCTGTCTTCCCTTGTACTGTCTGTTCTCCTGAAGCAGATACGGGTTTAATGAGAGCATAGAATTCTTTTCCTTCTGCGCTTTCTGCGTTCTCTTCGGGTGTTTTTGATTCGCCGAATATAGTATCTCGTATTGAATTTCTTGCACTATTAATAGTGGAACCAACTCCCTTTACTGCATCAAACATTCCTGTTCCGATGGTGTTGAGTATACCACCTTCATTTGCAGCAGATTTATAAACTAAGTCTATAGTTTTTGTCATTCTTCCTAAAGGTGTGACCCAAGAAGCCACTTGACCCAACATACTATCTCCGAATATAGATTCGGTCAATCCTAGTTTCTTCTCTTCCTTCTTTTCTTCTTTCTTTTCCTTCTTCTCTTCTTTCTTCATCTTTACATCAGTGGCAACAGCAGTGTCTAGTTGGGGAATATCAACTGTTGTTGACGGTGCTTGTGTTGCTCCAGACAGAGATACGCTTCCTGCGTTAATGCTTACAGATCCTGCACTAATAGACATGGAAGACAAATCACCTTGTTTTGGTGTCACAGGAGTTGCTGGTGTTACTTCTGCTTTAGGTGTCGCGGAAGAACCAACCACAGCAGCAGTGAGTGCTGCTGTAGTAACTGGTGAAAAATTATCACTTGTTGCTGACATGACAGGAGAGGTTTCTGGTTTGGTTTGGGTTGGTGGTGTTACTGGTGGTGCTTGGGGTGTTGGTGGAATCACATCAGGAATCTTTTGTGCTGTTTCTACTTCTGGTTCTTGTACTTGTGTATCTTCTGGAACTTCTATGAGGGAACCTAGGCCTGGAATTGCGGCCGCTACATTATAAATTCCTTCTGGTCCTATTAGTTCTGCAATTGTACTACCCAACCATTCTCCACCCAACGCTCCTGCTATACCTCCTATAAATGTTCCCCCCGGCAGAAAGGAAAGAGCGCCTGCACCTAGAACACCACCAGCAAGAGAACCAAATCTTGCTCCTATTTCTTTACCAATTGCTTCTTTCTTTTCTTTTGCTGACATTTCTGTGTTTCCTAATATTTCAGAAATGTTAAAGTAACCTATTATGGTTTCTATGATAGTACCAAGCACAGGTATTTTCGTTAAACCTGTTTTTATACCTTTGATATTAGCCTTTAAAAATGCTTTCGGATTCGCTAGAGCATTTTTAAGACCTACTATTGAGTCTTTCAATCCACCAAACATTCCTCCAATTTTACCAAAGAATCCTCCTCCTTTTGACGCACCACCCGCGACGGAAGCAATACCACCCGCGCCGCCAGCAGCAGATATTCCTGCTGCTGCTGCACCAGTTGCGGCTGCTCCGCCTACTAGTGCTGCTGGTTTTAATGATGCTGCTATTCCTTTAGCACCTAGTTTTTCTGCAACTTTAGAAACACCACCCTGAAGTGCTCTGCCTCCTGCTTTCTTCAATCCCACTTCAGCAGTTTCTTCACCAAACTTACCTAATGCTCCTCCTAATTTCGGAAACTTACTGGAAAGTTTAGCACCTATTTTCATTAAACCACCACCAAGTCTCTTGCTGACTGCTAAAGCAATAGCAGAACCTATGAGGGTTCCTATTGTCCCAAGAACACCCCCGCTTTCCTTTTCTTTGTCTTTACCGTCTCCTTTTATTTTACCTATTCCGTCTCTGGTGTTTTCTTCTATTTTCTCCAGAAGATCAATTAGTTGTTGTCTGTCTTCCTTTTCTTCTTCTAATTCTTGTTCTGTTTTACCAGATGCTACATTTTCTCCAGCAGTTATGAGAGTTTCTTCTTTTGTTTTCTTTTCTTTCTCTTCCTCTCTCTTAATGGAAAGTCTGGCTCTCTTCGCAACAGGAGAATCACCTTCAGCAACAGAACTGATCTTTTCTTGCTTGTTTTCTGGTTGTTGACCTTCTTGACTTACACCGTCTTTACCACGCATACTTTTTTGCCAGCGACGGTCAAGTTCTAGTGCTATTGATGTTAAGATTGCTGAAGATACACCTGAAATCATTAGTTTTTCTTTCTTATTTTCTTCGCTTTTTCATTTATTAACTTTATGTGTTCTATTAACATACTGACATAAATTGTTCTTTCCCACGGAATCATATCTTCTATTTCTTCCAGGCTATACTTGTGTTCCTGCATAAGAATGAAATTTGTTTTATACATTCCTATGAGGCTTTCACGAGATAGCCCTATTCGAAAAAATCCATAAAGTTCTCAATCACGATTTTGATCTTTTTTTCTGCTAGAGGCGAGTACACTTCTTGCTCTAGTTTTATTTTTGGTAGTTTGTCGAAAAAATTACTGATCTTGTCAAAATGCTCTTTACGCAATCCTTCCAAGAATTCAATAATATCCTCTTGAGTGAAATTGGTTGCATCGTATACATTATCTTTGTCGAAAACTTGCACCAAGCATTTTGTCATAAGTCGCAAAACAATTTCATATTGATCTAATTTTTCCAAAGTTTCATCCGAAAAAACATCCATCAAAGAAAGATCTTTCAAGACTATTCCTACATCCTTGTCGAGCATTATCTTGAAATCTCTTTTTGCTTGTTTTTGTACAACAGCATCGCTGATGTTTAGTTCGGTTTCAAAATATTCATTTGTAATAGGACACTTAACTCTCGCTGGCATCATATTGCCGATAGAGTGTTCCCGTAATTTTAAAAATATCCACTGTGCGTCATAAGACGGTAGATTATCGACATCTATATCTTTCGTCAAAATACAGTTTTTTATTACATTATTTACATTTTCTATAATTGTTGGTGCGTGTTGCGATTCTGCTGCGACAAGCATCAACTTTTCTTCTTTTATTTTGAATGGTCTGTATTTGATCTTTTTCCCATTAGAGGGAAGTTCTAAAGTGAATATTGGCGCATCAATTTTTGGTAAATTCATAATATAATTCCTTATGAGTAAACTTCGTCGTAGTATCCTATAGTTACATTTTGTTTTACATAGTTATTCATATCGTTCCAATCATACTGAATAGTATCCACAGTCAAAGGATACGCATTAAGAAGTGTTACGCTGAATGTTGGTTTTAGTTGTAGATCCAGTTGTGTAATAGTAACCAGACCTGTTATTTCTTGGTAATATTTTCTAAAATATGTCTGGTTGTTGGTTGTTGTTATTATCTTACTTTGCCATTCTTTGAATACATTTCTGGTTTTACCATCTTCTTCAAGTCGAATACCCAAAGTAACTGTTCCTGCTGGTGTCTTTTTGTAAGGAACTTTTATTGTTGGTTTTCCGTCTAGTTCGTATTCTTCAGTTGCCAAAGTCATAGAAGGCATATCAACGCTTTCGATGTAGGTATAAGCAAGTGAAGATGCTTGTAATCCTAAACCTGTAGGTGGTTGAACATAGACAGAAAAACGATTTGTCCTTGCCACTGTATTCAGCGGGAAGGAGTTTAAAAATCTTAAAATTGCTGCTGATGCGAATGCGCTCATCTGTTTTTTATGTTCTTTCTAGTAGTTGATTGAACTTTGCTTCTAGACATACCTACGAACTTTTCAAATGGTTGAAACAACATATCAATTAGTTCGTCTTCTTTTATCATTTTAATTTTAGTCCTCACACCAGAGACATAATATATTTCACTCTCATTTATATATTTTGAAATCAATCTGCTTCCCATTAAAGAGTTTATTTTTGCTCGGTATGAGCCGTCGCGACTGTCAAAACGATATTTTAGTAAATAGATCGAAAGTAAAATGCGTTCTCTTAAAGGTAATTTATGAATATTTAGTCCATAAATGAAATTATTACTAAACTGCACCACTAATATGAGAGGAAATTTATCATAAACTGGACTTTCTTTTCTATTTGGTGGATTATATCCGAACAGATACATATAACCTGATTTTTTATATTTAAACCTATTAGATAGATTTTCGTCCCTAAGAACATCTCCTGCTTTTTGTTTAATTTTGCTAACTTCGTCTGATGTTTTTTGTATATCTGACTTGGATATTTCCTCTTCTTTGAGGTTTTCAGAAATAATCTTATCCATATCTTTCAATATTTGTAAAATTAGTTCTTTCATTTTATGTTGAGATCGTCTTCTGTTAGAATTTTGAATTTCCAGTTATTCTTTTTTGCGAACTCTTTTGCATGGGCCCACTTGGAATTATTTATCTGCCAATTTTTGACTTCGTTGAGATATGTTCTCGTTACTTTCTTACCTCTTTTTGGTTGCATACACTGCTTCTTGGGTTTAATTTCTATAAGGAATATCTCTGAACCATTTTTGGTGTCAAACTCAACCAAGAAGTCAACAAAATAGCGATGATACTTTCCGTCTACGGGAGATAGATAAGGTATGACGATTTCTTCAGAACACCACTGTTTGACATGACTGTTATTGTCACAGTAAACCATAAACTTTCGCTCCCATAAAGAGCGATAGACTATGTTCGAAGCATCACCCACATATTTTTGTGGGTTCTTTGGTTTGTATATTCCTTTATAAGACATACATATTATTTAGATAAAAGGAGTAGAAATGCCTGGATTAATTTCTATAGAACAACTTGTTGAGCAAGCAAAAACTAAAACTGGTGCTGCTGCTCCTGTTATGCCTAGTACGGGTATACCTAGCAAAAACAACAATAACAGTAGTTTGACTGCTTGGACGGTGTTGGAAATATATCCTCTTGGTGCTCCTAGACCAAATAATAGATCATTTACTACAGGAACTGGTAATGCAGCACCTTCTACTTGGGTTCTTCCTTTGCCTCAAGAGTTGTCAGAAGTCCATTCTTTAAATTTTGAATCGACAGAAATGGGTTTCATAGAGCAATTAGCAGGAGCCGCTATGAGTGGGACCGTAGTTCAAGGCGGAGGTGGTGTGTTTGATGCAATAATATCCGCTGCTGGGACAGTTGTTGCTGGAGCCGCTGGTGTTGTTGGTGCGACTGCTATAGAACAACTAATCAAATCAGGAACAAGATTTGCAAGCAATCCTGCTATGGAATCTCTGTTTAAGTCTGCTAATTTAAGAAATTACAATTTTTCTTGGAATTTAATTCCTCTCAATTCCAGCGATTCGGTGAATATTGATTCATTTAAAAAGGAAATGTTAAAAAACATTTATCCAGCAATTGGTGGACTTTCTGGTATTTCTAAATTAATATTTCCCGCAGAGGTCATGTTTACATTTCAAGCCAGAGGAAATAGTTCCCAAGATTATACGATATTCAAAACACAGGCTTGCGGTGTTACTGAATTTACTGTGTCATATGGTGTTCAAGGAAGTTACGGAGCACACGAAGACGGCTATCCTTCTGGTGTTACGATTAATATGACTGCTCAAGAACTATTCACTCCTGTTCAACAAGATTTTTAATATCTAACCATGCTTTACTCCAATTATCCAACAACCATCTATAATAATATTTCTGTATCCGATATTCTTAAGAAGATAGGATTTTCTGATGTTTTTAAAGCATCATCATTTGTAGACATCTACAAAATAAAAGAAGAAGATACTCCAGAGTCTCTCTCATATTACCTATACGGAACAAGTAAATATTCCATTCTAATTCTTCTTTTAAATTCTATGGAAGATAGGAATAATGATTGGCCATATTCTTATGCAGTTATGCAAAACTATTTGAACAGTAAATACTCTGGTTCATCCGTGTATGTTCAAGACGAAAATATAGATTTTGAATTTGATGAAGTTTCTTATTTCATAGGAAACACCAACAGATATAATGTGTCTGAAACAGATAGAACTTTCAATAAAATAGTATGCGATAAGATAAATGAAGGTAATCTAGAAAGCGGAGATACAGTAGATGTTTATGATGTAAACGATGTATTATTATCAACAGTGCAACTTGGGAGAGTAGTTTATGAAGATAAATTCTCCATTCATCATTTTGAAATAGATGCAGTTTATTATGATCCTAGAGAATTGGTTACTGGTGGAGATTCTAATCTTTTAGAGCAATATGTTGCTGGTGATGCAGAAGAATATGTCATCAACAATATATCATACGAATTAACTGCAAATGATCAAAAAAGAGACATAATTGTAATTAGACCAGAAGGTATTACAGATGTAATGAGAAGTATAAGAACTTATCTGAAAAACGATACTGTTGGTCTTAATATCTTAGATGCAGAGTTGCCTTATGGGGATAGACTTGAATGATTACTAAGGAAATGACAGCAAAAATAGGTTATATGAGTGAAATCATAATAACCACACCAAATGAAAGTTTGGATATTTCTCCTTTGGTGGTTCAAGTAAAGGTCACGGAAAGTCTTTTCAAAACATTTATAAAGGGTAGTATTCTTGTTTCTGAAATGAAATCATCCGATGCGTTTAAAGGAAAAAGAATTCCCACCGATTTGTCATCAAAAATACAGTTTTCTTTTTCAGGCAAAGAAGATGACGGAGAAACAAATCAACCAGAAATAACAATAAATTCTGATGACTACTTAATCTATAAAATAACGCCAGGTGTTCCGTTCGGAACAAGTATGCAGACGGCTGAGATATTCTTTGCACACAAATCTGCTTTTAAGAATGAGAACAGAACAATATCCAAATCTTTCAAGCAAAAGAAGATTTCTGAAATGGTGCGGAGTCTTGGAAAAGAAATTGATTTAAAGTTTAAAACAGTAGAGCCTACTGACAAGAAATTTAATTTCGTTCTTCCTTACAGAACTGTGGTGGAGCAAATAATGTTCTTGACTCCATATGCAAGAAGAGAAGAAAATCCAAGCGATGTGAATTATGTCTTTTACCAAGATCTCAAGGGAAAGCACAACTTTACTAGTGTAGCAAAACTATTTTCCCAATCGTCTTTTAATAGCAAAAATGATCCATTTGGTTTTGGATTTAATGCTGATTATGATTTCAGAACAGCAAGACGATCTATGCTGGAAATGAAAGCAAGGGAAGGAAATCAATTTCAAAACGCACAGAACGGAATGCACTCTTCTGTTGTTATGACCTTAGATACTATCTCCAAAATTTGGTCTGCTTGTTCGTTCTTTTTACCATCAATATGGCCAAAGCAAACTCATCTTTCCAATCAACCAACAGTAGAACCTTCTTCTGAATTTTATGAATATGTGAATGGATCATATGATCAAAGATTTTATGCAAAGAATAGACATTCACACTGCTGCAAAGAACAAAAGAACTGCAACAACAAAATAGGTGGAGAAGATGATTGGTTGCTTCCTAGAATAAGCAATATGGAACAATTAAATCAATATGCTGTTCTTTTTAAAGTTACTGGGTTTTCTGATCTCAATAAGTTGTCAGCAGGAAAAACAATTTATATCTCAAGACCATATCAGGATACTGAAGACGGTAATGATATTCTTTATTCTGGTAAATATCTCGTCACGACTATAACACACAACATAATCAGAAACTATTCATCTCAAAAATTAGAATATACTTGCGATATTAATTGCATAAAAGATAGTATTGGAGAAGAGTGATGGAAAAACAAAGATATGGTATATTTTGGTTTGGTGTTGTAGAGGACAGAGAAGATCCTTTGCAAATAGGCAGAGTCCGTGTTAGAATATTTGGCTATCATTCACCTCTCCAGAAGGACATTCCAACTGAAGATTTGCCTTGGGCCCAAGTATCAGCACCAACCACCTCCGCTTCTGCTTCTGGTGTGGGTTCTTCTACATCTTTGGTTCCTGGCTCTTGGGTGTGTGGTATATGGATGGATGACGGCGAAGGACATCAACATCCTTTGGTTCTCGCTTCTATGCCTGGAAATATTCCAGAAGATACTGGTGGGGATGGAATGGATATGATCCAACAGGATCTCAGAGAAATCAAAAGTGTTGATAATTTTGGTGATAGTTTTAAAGATAATAGAACAGAAGAACAGTTAGAAAAAGAACCAACCAATAAACTAAAAGACAGAAAATATCCAGACGGAAAAGATAAAAAGGGTGATGAGCACGGAGCACAATTTAAAAACGACAAAGCAGAAAAATTTCCAAGACAAGCATCTTTTGGTTGTTTGAATTTTAATGATGGTGTTTCTAATGATCTTTCCGTTATTGCTACAAATGACAAAGACAAGATAGATAATACAATAGTAGGCTACAAGAGAACCTCCAGAGAAAAAGGAGGTTTGTTGGATGATGGTGTAAAGATTGCCACTATTGACATGAAAAAATTTAAATGCGGTGTCACCAACGAGTCGAAAGTAAACAAGGGAACTAACAAAAAACTAGGAATAGGTGACAATTCCATAGAATGTACTTGGTTTCCTTCTACTTTTGAGAACTATAAAGCAGCAAAAGAAAAGCCAACCAACTCAAATGGTGAGCCTATTTATGGAGAGATTTAATGGCTGAAGATTTTCTAGACAATTGTGATCCACCAATTCTTCCTCCCACCGTAGGTCCAGGCGAAGGTTCTGGAGAAGGTGGTGGTTCTGGTGGTGGTAGTAGTTCTGGAGGTCGAGGTGGTGGTGGCAGAGGAGGAAGACCAACAACAACACAACCACAAGAACCAACTACGCAAACTCCATCCCGAGGTGCTGGTGGTGGTGGTGGCGGCGGAGCAGGGGGTGGAGGCGGAGCAGGAGGGGGTGAGGGCGGCGGTGGTGGTATTCCTAGTATCAACTGTCAACCATTTTCGGGCCCAACCCTTCCAACCAATAAAGGAAAAGGTTGGAGCGAAACCCCTACTCAATATGCTAAAATTAAAGGTAAGGAAATACAACCAAGAGAAATACCTTGTAATTGTGAAGGTAGTGACGGCGAAGGCAGCAACGAAGCAGAGAGATTTAAAGATGTCACCATTTATCCATATAACAAAGTAACTGAAACAGAATCTGGTCATGTTGTTGAATTTGATGATACTCCAGGCAGCGAAAGAATAACAACAAACCACAGAAGCGGAACATTTGAAGAGTATCACCCAAATGGCGATAAAGTAATCAAAGTTGTTCGGGATTCGTATACTTCTATTCTCAGAAACAAGTATGTTCATGTGGATGGATATTGTGATATAACAATAGACAAAGCACTGAAAATACTTGTAAACAAGGACGAATTAGAGAACAGCGAACAAGAAGCGGTAAATTTTGATATTCATATTGGTAAGAATGCTAATGTTAATATTTACATAGAAAAGGGTCACCTTAATGTGTTGATGGACGAAGGAGATTCCAATATTCAACTGAAAAAGGGAGATGTGAACATTCGTCAGGATCACGGTCATTTCAATCATTTTATTAATGGTGATTATAATTTAGAATGCACTGGTCATATGCATGTGGTCGTCGGTGGAGATCAAGTCAACGAAGTAGGCGGAAATAGAGATGTCAGAGTGGATGGTGATTTTGATAATTTAGAAATGACCAAGAGGGGTTCTAAAAAAGAAACCAAGGTGTATAATCTCGGACAACTTGTTCAGGGACAAGCACAAGAACATTACTTGAATTTGGTAGAAAGAGAATACGGTGCTGGTGGTAATAAGGAAACAGTAAGAGAAAGATATAATTTCGGAGCAGAGAGAACATACGAAGGAGCAGGAACAGCAGAATCTCACCAATCACTGTGTTTGGTTTTAGGAGACAACATCGGATTGAGCGAAGGTGCTCTTTCTTTGGGTGATTTATCCATAGTTGCAGAAAGAAGTATCATAAGATCTATAAAAGACAATACTTTAATGTCACAGGGAAGTCTAGGACTTCAGGGTTATACTTCAGTCACAGTTGATTGTGGTAATGTAGAAGGATTGCAGAAAAATAAAAATAGTGTTCTGTCTATACATTCACAGGGAAATGCTTTCTTTGGAACACAAAAAGAATTAAAAATTTCCAGTAGACAAACTATAGATGTCATGGCCACTAAAGATATTTCCTTTTTCACAACCTCTAAATTAAAGAAAAATAAGGATTTTGAAGATGGTGGTTCCTTTTCTGAATTCTATAATGAGATTTATTCTAGCATAAAGGTAATTCAACCAGAATTGCCAGTTAAATTTATAGAATGTCCACCAGGCAAATGGACACCAACAAATCAAAAATAAGTAATATAAATAAAAGACCATGAAGAAAGTATTAAAAGTTTCAGACATAGATTACTCGTTTCAAGCACATCCTGTGTCTGGAAACCTGAT